TTTGCTCCGAAGATGCAAGTCTTTGAATCTGGTAATGTTCAAGATATGTGTGGAGAAGATGTATCATTCTGTCTTGATGCAAAAGATGAAGGTTTTGAAATCTGGTGCGATCCTCGTATCAGAGTTGGACATGAAAAAACTCGTATTATTTGATTAAGGAGATTATTCAAGATGGCTAAAGGTATGATGAAAGGGGGCGGTTATGTCCCCGGAAAACCTAAGAAGACTCGTCAAGGACGTTCTCAAAATACGCTTCTCTCGGCTACTTCTCGCAATGAAAGGAAGAAGCGTTATAGAGGACAAGGCAAATAATATAGATAAGGCAGGATTTTAATCCTGCTTTTTTAGTAATTTTTATGGCATATCTAAATCACAATCTTCCAACAATTACCTGCTATATTCGTAATGAATTCCTTTATAATCATAAAAAAGGACATGGGGGGGTAACTTTATGTGATGTGCATTCTGTAGCGTCCTTAGAGAAGCATGTACCCCTCTTTGAGGCATTTCTAGAGAATGGGGTTAACTGGACTCGTAGGCCCATTCATGCATTTTGTTGGAAATCTGATGCACCAGTCCCAGAATTAGAAGAATGTATGTGGTGGGATTGCTTTTCTCCTTATATTGATGTTCAAGTGCGTTCAAGATTGGCTAACTTGCGTGCTGAATTAATTAACTATAAGGGTAAAAAGAATGAAGGTACTTATCTTTTTACCCTTGATTGGTCATGGGAATCAAAATCTACTCTAAACACTAACTTCAGTGAGACTCCAGAGCATAAATGTGCTCATTTTTTCAAAATGGACAACGGTAATTTCTATGCATACCCCAATAATAAGATATTGTGGTATGATGATGCATGGACAAAGAATAGAATTACTAAAAATCCAGGTTATGAGATTGATTTAACCGAATATTCAGTTGAAAATCGTCGTAAAATTGAGACATCTGATGATTTTATGTACGAAATTACAGAAATTCGGGATAGCAACCCCGTAAAAAGTTCTGATCTAACAAATCAGGAGCAAAAAAATGACTAAACAAGTCGATAAAGATGAAAATTTTATGAAAGATGAGTGGGGAACACAGTATTTGGCAAGTGAATATGGTTGGGAAGAAAAGATTAAGCAACAAAAAATGCTTCGTGAAATCTCAAATGATGATCTAACACCTAAAAAGCATGATTTTCATTTACAAAACGATGTTCATGAAAAAATTCGTAATGATGAAGATTATGATGATTGGGAATATGGTACTGAACCCATCCCATTGTCCGAATTTTAGTGATAAATAAGGTAGAATTGTAGTATTAAATGCCAGCTGAGCGCGTTAGTAAAGCATTTAAGGACGTTTCGATGTCCTTTCAGGTGAGTCCTCTCACTTATGATATAATTGCGCTCAAAAATGAAACTGCAATCGCTCGATCTATTCGCAATCTTGTGCTCACGAATAGAGGAGAGCGATTTTTTAACAATGATCTGGGTTCCAGAGTGAATAGTATTCTGTTTGAATCTCTCGATGAGATTTCTGCATCATCTGTAAAAGATGAAATTGAGAATACTATTAATTTATTTGAACCAAGAGTGAGTCTAATATCAGTCGATGCACTACCCAATTATGATGATGGCGAACTCAATGTTACTATTAGATATTATATTGTTGGGATTGATGCACAACCACAACAATTGTCATTTGCATTACAGCCAACACGATAATGCCACTAGTTAACTTTGCAAATCTAGACTTCGATCAGATAAAAACATCGATCAAGGATTATCTTAGAACCAACTCAAATTTCACTGACTATGATTTTGAGGGTTCTAATTTATCTGCAATCATTGATGTGCTTGCATATAATACGTATATCACTTCATACAATGCCAATATGGTATCAAATGAAGTGTTTATTGATAGTGCAACTCTCAGAGAGAATGTTGTCTCTCTTGCACGTAATATTGGATATGTACCTAGATCAAGGAAATCTGCAAGAGCAAATATATCTTTCTTTGTAGACGTATCGGGATATACAACAAAACCAGAGATTGTCATCCTCAATAAAGGCTCTGTAACCTCTACAAATGTGTTTGGTAATGAAAACTACACGTTTTCTTTGTTAGATGATGTTACTGTTCCCGTTTTAGATGATATTGCATCTTTTGATAACATCGATATCTATGAAGGAACTTATGTAACAGCAAATTTCACCGTTGATTCTCTTACGCCAAATCAAAGATTTATTCTTCCAAACTCTAATATTGATACATCAACTATTAGAGTTACTGTAAAACCAAACCAATTCTCCGATATCAGTAGAAAGTATAGGCAAGCAGATAGTTTGTTTGGTGTTACCTCAGAATCTCCAGTATTCTGGACTCAAGAGATTGAAGATGAAAGATATGAGTTAATCTTTGGTGATGGTGTTTTTGGTAAGAAGTTAGAAGCGCCAAACTATATTGAAGTATCATATCTGGTGAACAATGGTGAAGATGGAAATAATTTCTCACAGTTCCAATTTATTGGTAAGTTATCGTCTTCAAGAGAAGCGATTGCAGTTAACTCTGGCATTTCTCTGATTACCACAAATACTACATCATTTGGTGGAGCAGATATTGAAGGTATTGATTCTGTTAAAAAGTATGCATCAAGAATATATGCATCACAGAACAGAGCAGTTACTGCAGCAGACTATGAGGCATTAGTCCCTTCAATATATCCAGAAACTGAATCAATCTCCGTATTTGGTGGTGAAGAGTTAACTCCACCACAATTTGGAAAGGTTTATATTAGTATCAAACCAATCAATGGTGCATACTTATCAAACTTAATTAAAGATAATATAAAGAGAGATTTAAAACAGTATTCTGTTGCAGGTATTATCCCTGAGATTATTGACTTAAAATATCTCTATATTGAACCAAGTATTAATACGTACTATAACGACAACCTAGCTAAGTCTGCAAACGCGGTTACAAGTATTGTAAACAGTAATGTGGAAAGATATGCCAACTCAAGTGAATTAAACAAATTTGGAGCAAGATTTAAGTATAGTAAGTTTTTGAAGATGATTGATGATAGTAGTGATGCTATTACTTCTAACATCACTACGATTGTCATGAGAAGGGATTTGAGAGCAGCGTTAAATAGTTTTGCTGAGTATGAAATTTGTTTTGGTAATAGATTTTATGTTAAAAACCATGGACATTCTCCAGAGTATGGAGCTGGATATAACATTAAATCTTCTGGATTTAGTGTAAGTGGAATACCCGGAACGGTTTATCTTTCAGATACTCCAAACATGGGACTTGAAACTGGAGTTATTAATTTGTTTAGATTAGATTCTCCAACCCAACCAGTAATTGTAAGGAGAAACATCGGCACAATTGATTATATTAAAGGTGAAATTAAACTTAATCCTATTAATATAACATCAACATTATTGAATAGAGGTTTCCCACTTATTGAAGTTTCTGCAGTCCCTTATTCAAATGACGTTATTGGATTACAGGATCTTTATTTGCAACTAGATATTAATAACACAAGAATTAATTCTATTTCTGATAGGATTTCTTCGGGCAATGATATTTCGGGTTCTAATTACATCGTGTCCTCAAGTTATGCAAATGGAAATTTAGTCCGTGGAAGAGTTGTTGCAAGAACCAACGGTTCTACAACAACTACTACATCAACACAGACAACGAGCGCAACATTTTCTTCAAACTATTAATGTCGTAAGATGATATCAACAGATTTACAAAGAGTTCAGGTTCAAGATATTGTAGAAAATCAACTTCCTGCATTTGTCAGAGAAGATTTTCCTTTAATTGTAGATTTCTTAAAGCAATACTATATCTCACAGGAATACCCTGGCGCTTCTGTTGATTTAATTCAAAATATTGATCAGTATTTAAAACTTGAGACATTAACAAGTAATGCAAGTTCAACAACGTTAGCTAGTGATATATCTTTTGACAATACAACTATTGCAGTAAATATCGATATTGCAAATAATATTTTTGGAACATATCAATTTCCAGAAAAGTATGGACTGATTCAGATTGATGATGAGATCATTCTTTATACTGGAAAGACTAATAATTCTTTTACTGGATGTGTAAGGGGTTTTAGTGGAGTAAAATCTTATAGAAACTTAGATTCCACAGACAAACTTACTTTTTCTGAATCTGAGATTGCAGAGCATACTCAAGGAGCACAAATTGTAAACCTCAGTGCTCTTCTTCTTGAAGAGTTTCTTACAAAGATTAAGTATCAATTCTCTCCAGGATTCCAAAATAGAGAAATTGATTCTGATGTAAATCAAAGGCTTTTTATATCAAAATCCAAAGACTTTTACAAAGCAAAAGGAACTGATGATTCTTTCAGAATTCTTTTTGGTGCTTTGTATGGAGAAGATGTAGAAGTTATCAAACCAAAAGACTTTTTATTCAGGCCCTCTGATGCCCAATATAGAGTCACCAAAGACTTAGTTGTTGAAGCGATTTCTGGAGATCCATCAACTTTAAAGAATCAAACTTTATTCCAAGATGCATATGATTCATATGATATACAAAAGTCATATGCCTCTATTACGGATGTTGAAAAATTAGTTTACGGTGATAAAAATTTCTATAAACTGAGTGTTGACTTTGACTACTCAAAAGATATTACATTTGATGGTAGTGTTCTAGGCGATTTTTCTGTTCACCCAAAAACTAAAATTGTCAATCAAGTCTCTGCCGGTTCTTCAGTTATTGATGTTGATTCTACAGTTGGATTCCCAGAAACTGGAGAACTTGTTGTAACTTATTCAACAGGAACTTCAGGAACATTAAGTTACGCATCTAAATCACTAAATCAGTTCTTTGGAGTTGGTTTAGCAAATACAACAACCATAGGAACTGCTTCTGACACTACGATTAATTCCGAATCAGATATCAGATTAAATGCTTACGCAT